ATGATTATATTTGATTATCTTTGCATTAGCAAATAAGAATAATAAACCAATCAAAACAGAAAAGGAAATGAGCAACGATATACAGATAGACTGTGAAATGAAAAGCCTCCTCCTAAACATGAAGAGTAGAATGCCTCTGGGACTTTGTAAGGCAGTGTACGTAGGACCGAACAAAGATGTCAATAAAGAGCATTACGAAGAAATGGATATAGAAGATGCTTGCAATGAGATTGATGGCTGGTTAGATGCTGATGGAACTTTCATTGAAAATCAGTTAGTCCTATCTGTCGTGCTTTTGAAAGGGAATGTAGAACTATTCATCCGTCAACCTAATAACATGTCGTGGGAATCTTTATCAACACAAGACAAGCAGAATATATTGCGAGTTGCCAGGGAGACGGTTAATAAAATCAATCATCCGGAAGATTTTGAGCTTCCATTCTAAGTAAGGAATTGTATTATGAAAAAAATGTTTGAAACAAAAGAGCATGCGCTAACTGAGCTATGCAACCTCCTAATGGAAAAAGGGGTAGAATCAGTAAACTTGATGTTGCCTGAAGTATGTCATACAGACAATAACGAGGAAACTTTAGATGTGACTCAAATTAGTTATGAGTCAGTATTAGGGCAGCTGGAAGTCAGCTTTGAAGGAAAATCTGCAATGATATTTACTCTTGAAAGCGTTACAAATGTTTTCGTGGAAGTCAGAAAGGTTTTGTTCGAAATGGAACACGGTGATTTTGTTAGAAAGCATAAAGAACTGTGCCAGAGTCTTATGGAGGAAATCTACAAAATGGCTCATGGTGTAACATTCAAGTTTGATGAAACAAGGGCGCCTCGAATGTATTTTGATGGAGCCTGGCGATCACTGATTAAAGTAAGTGTACCTACTACGTCAAGATTTTCTACTGCGGTCTCGTGGCACGATGAGCGTTGCTTGGGAAAAGGGGCTAACGCAAGTACTGGATTAGGAAACTGTCCTGTAGAAACGCAGGTGAAAATATATGATTTAATCTGCCAAGAATTACTAAAGTAAAATTAATATAAAACTTTTGATTATGGAATTTTTCAAAACGATTTCTGAACACATGAAAGATGGTCAGCAGTTATCGCTGACTATCAAGAAGAATGGTGAGAATCTTGTGGTGAGCATTCTCCCAGACACAAGTAGCGTAAAAGACAAATCAGTATCCAATCTTACGCCACTCGTTATGAATGGTACTCCCGATGATTTTGAAAACGGCTTTGCTGAAGCATTAGCTCCAGTTGATAAAGCAATTGGACTCATTTCAGATGTGAAGGCATACGAAAATGAGGTTGAGCAAGCCCGTTCAAAGTCGGAAATGGAAAGTAAGAAAAAAGCGGAGGCTGATAAATTGAAGAAAAAGTACAACGATTTACTCTCGCTTGCTAAAAAGAATATCAACGCCAAGAAATTTAAAGATGCAAGGTCGGTACTTGAAAAGGCTTCTGAACTTTCTTGCTCCGATAAAAAGGATATTGACAATGTACTTGCAGATATCGAAAGTAAGTCTGGATCAAATAGCTTATTTGGAGCTGCAGAAGACTTGTCTGATGGTAAGGATATTGAAATCGCTAACAGCGAAAGTCAGGAAGAGAGAGTGGAAGATGATGATAACGAAAACGAGGAGGAATAAATTATGGCATTGAATTTAACTGGACTGAAGAGAGTATTCAAATATGGCAGCAGAACATTATCAGACCCTGATAAGTCTATGACGCCAGACGAAGTTATGAACTTCTATGCAGGAACATATCCAGAGCTTACAACAAGCAACGTACATGGACCTCAAGTTGATGGTGATAAGGCTGTGTACGAATTCAAGACAACAGTAGGAACCAAAGGATGAGAAAGCAATGCAAAGAGCAGGACTTAATATCCAGATTCCATCAAGCTCTCTATTCTGTAGTCAGAGAAGAAACAAATATGACGCAGTTGGTAAACGTGGAGGAAGAAGAGTCGCACACTCTTCTTCTTCCACCCCAAGCAGCGACCCCTTTGCTTTTTTGAAACAGAAGATAGAAGAAATAAGAATTTCCGACGAGCAGTATCTATCGCGTTATGGAATTGATATAAAAGAAAGCTTCGAAAAACTTAAGAGAACCTATAGGAAGTTCTCAGAATATTATGGTTGCGAGTATAAAGTCGACTATACAGGCTGTGAAACAACAGCTGACAGAATATTAAAACTTGCAGAATCTTTTGATGCACAAGTAGAGTCTACGGGATTTTATATGAGCTTAAGTAAAGATTATGACGCCACGGCACTCAATTTTGTACTATATTACCCATTGTCCGAATTGGACTGGACAGTATGTATATTCTATTGTTCCCCTGCCGATTATCTCTCAGAAGAGGGTGGTCTGATATACAAGAAGTTTATCAAATATATATCTTGTTGCATGGGAATAAGTATAGGAGTAGAAGACAATGTAGAGAATTATTTCCTTGAGGCTATCATTAACTGGTACGACGAAGGTATTTATTCTTCTGATGATGAGCCTGATGATGGCAAGTTGCATATTGCTAAAATGTACCAAAGAGGAGGAAAATTTCAAAAACTCTTCCAGGAAATATCAAACTTGCCAAGAATGAACGAAGTTTATATAAACAAAGAGCTTGAGAATTATCGAAAAAAATGTCCTCACGAAGAATTAGAGCTTGTTGAGTGTATGATAGATGGAGTATCTATTATAAAGAAAATGAATATATGCCAGTACGATTTTACACCTGATGTCGATACTGAAAATGATGACTACTGTGATGGGAAAGTTATGATACCATGGACAACAGCGATACTTTATAGTAGTCATGATGGACTCAGTGACGATTTGGTAGACTGTATAAATACTGATGTGCAAAGTGGCCTGGAAGCGGTTAGCTGGATGGCTAACCTAATCCTGACAGATGAGACTACACCAACAGAGCTAAAAGGGTTCGAAGCAAATAAAAACCTTGGTGAAAAATTTGGAAAATGGATTGATAGATTTAATAAATTAACAGAAAAGTTTGATAGATATGAGCAACCTCAGAGAAAAGTTGAGTAACAAAATGATTCCAACACATGCGCTAATTTTCTTCGAAAGCTCAAACAGGGAATCTGGCGGTGCATACGTAGAACATCGTCGTATAGAAAATGGGGCTTTTGGAGCAGGTGGGCCGCTGAAAGTAAAAACGTTGTCTAAAATTATGGCGGTTGTTAATCAATACATAAAGCAACAAGATAGTATGGTGTCTTTACATGGTACGATTCCAGAGAATCTGCTTTATAGTAGTAGTAAAGCTGAGAGTGTAAAGCTCGTTTGGTATAGAAAGCCAGAAAAGAGAATGATGTATTTTTCTAAGAAATTAGAGATTCCTAATGGCGAGGTAATGGTTCCTGGACTTGTTTATGTTGCGAATGGAAAAACCCTAAGCGTGTACGCTTTCAAAGGAACTAAGCCTAAAAGAATACTTTATAAGGCTCCATTCTTCAATGTTAATGATAAAGTATGCCTTGGTACTGCTAAAATAAAGAAACCTTGCGAAAGTACATTTGATAACTGGATAGAATACTGGGAAGCCATGTTTTGGAAATCTGAATTCGTTCATATTCTCGGAGGGAATCCAATAAAAGGAAACCTTGCAAGCGTAACGAAACGATGTATTACTACGGGAGAAGCATTCCCTATAAATGAGCTAATTAAAACAAACGTTACACTAAAAGATTTGCTGAAATGAAAAAGCTACATTATATAGATAATTATCTACTCAATCCTCAGCATAAAATATCCGTAGCTCTTATTGGAGTCGGCGGAACAGGTTCACAAGTGCTCACTTCTCTCGGAAGAATGAACTATGCGCTACAGAAACTTGGTCATCCTGGATTATATGTGACAGCTTATGATGCAGATATTGTAACAGAAGCCAATTGCGGAAGACAGTTATTCTCACAGCAAGAAATAGGATTGAATAAAGCCAATGTGTTAGTTACTAAAATCAACATGTTTTTCGGAACTAACTGGCAGAGTAAAGCGGAAATGTTTGGAGAAAAATCAAAGGCTGCCAATATAGTAATCTCATGTGTAGATACAGTAGAAGCTCGACTGTCCATAGATAAAAATCTTAGAAACAACACGCATGGATACGACTATGATAGGTTCATATACTGGCTCGACTTTGGAAATCTTATGGACAGAGGACAAGTAGTAATTGGAACGGCTGGACACTCGGTAGAACAACCAAACAAGAAATTCTGTGCGCCTATACTTAAATCTGTAACTGATCTATTCAAGTTGAAAGAAGTTAATGAGAAGGAGTCTGGACCAAGTTGTTCACTTGCAGAAGCTCTAAGTAAGCAAGATCTGTTTATTAACTCAACCCTTGCTCAATTTGGATGTGCCATGCTCTGGAAGATGTTTACCAAAGGTGTGATTGATGTGCATGGGATATATCTTAATGTAAACACTATGCGAACAACACCTATCCCGATAAAATAACTTTCTGGGGTTACCCAGACTTTTCTGTCTGATTTGGACCGCTTGTGAAAGTCGTCCAAATCTTTTAACAGAAAATAGTATAATCAAATATAATCATTTTGGTAACAAATGAGTATATTTGCAAATGCAAATAAGATATAACTTCAAAAAGTAAAATATGAGTAACAACAATCAATTTTCAGAAACTAATATCATTATCGCACTGATAGATGGTATATCAGAAGATCGTGCTCAAAAATATTGTGTATGGTTGCACAAACAATATCCGGCAGGCATACCTGTATGTGCAATAAAAAATGACTTTCAACAATTTGCAGCACTATGAACAAAAGCATAATAGTAGCAAATCCCACAACTCTAATCAGCAGAAACTACAAAGTCGAGTTGGAATTCTTCGATACAAAAAATAGTAAGAAGACAGTTCAGCAACGTGAACTGACAAATGCTGACGATCTGAATCCATTCAGAGAAAATATCGCTCATTCAGATGAAATCGGAATTATGCGTGAATCTGGAATAGTACTTACTGCTGTTAGAATTTACAAAGGAAACGAGATTATCTATGATAAGTATTGTGTAAATAATGAATTAGAAACTTTATTGGTACTCTTTAATCATAAATAAAATGAAAGAATATAACAAATCATCGAATGGCAAGTTTGATTTATCCAAATCTACAGAGTTCAATGCAAACTGTAGGCTTAATCTTCTGTTTTTAGTTTCAGAAATACTATCAAGCGCGTTGCAAGATACAGACGAATGGCTTAAAAAGGCAGGTTGCGAATTAAGACACGAAGACAAAAAGAATTTCAAGACAGCTACGAAAGCTATAGCTGCACTGAAAGCCTTTTCTGGACTGAGCAAAGAAGATTTGAATGACTTCGCTAATGAAGCGGATAGAGTATATCAGCTTCTACTTGTTCTTGAAGATAGGACGGGTGAAGATAATAGTCTTTTCTTCCGGTTCTATGAATATCTTAAATCATTCCCTTCGAAAGGACATTTTGAAGGCCTTGATGAAAGTGAATCACGTTGTTTTGAGCCGCTATTTACCAAAGAGCAGATGGAGGAGGCGTCATGGTAGGAAAAAAGAGAGATATTTTTTCTGAAATACAGCGCAAGTCTTCTTTTGACTTTGCCATAGGAATTGATACAGGAGTTCATACTGGCTATGCGGAATGGGATTGTAAGAATAAATCTTTTATTCTTGTAAAGACAATGAAGATTCATGAAGCAATATTCAGAGTTAGGGAATCAATTAAAATTTGGAAGAGAAAGGGATATAATTTCATTATAAGAGTGGAAGATGCCAGACAAAGAAAATGGTTCAATGACAAGTATGCGAAAGATGGGCATATGAGAAATGTTCAGCAAGGCGCGGGTTCTGTAAAAAGGGATGCTTCTGTATGGGAAGATTTCTTGAAAGATGAAAATGTAAATTTTGAGATGGTAGCGCCTAAAAATAATGCAACCAAGATGTCTGACAAATCATTCAAATTTTTGTGTCATTACGAAGGTAGGACAAGTGAGCATGGGCGTGACGCTGCTATGCTTGTCTTTGGTTATTAAGAAACACCAATATGAAAAAAGATAAAACGAAATACAGTGGGAAAGCGATATATCAGCCAACAGGAAAAGCTGGTGAATACTCTCAATGGGCAGCTAATTTCTTTACAGGTTGTTCAAATGATTGTGATTATTGTTACTGCAAGCATGGAGTTCTATCTTCCGTATGGGGAGGTGAGCCTAAGTTAAAAAAGGTATTCAAAAGCGAAGAAGATGCTTATAGTATTTTTAAAAAGGAGGTTCTATTGAATCGAGCAAACATCATAAGAAATGGTGGCATATTCTTCTCTTTCATGACGGATCCATGCCTTGTAGAAACATGGCCATTAACAAAGCGTTGTATAGACTACCTGATAACGAGGAACATTCCTGTTACAGTACTAACAAAATGTGCAAGATGGATATATGAGAAAGATACGAATGAACTTATCTTTGAGAATGATAAAGCAAAGGATTTTCTTTGTGTAGGATTCACTCTAACAGGAATAGACTCAATGGAGCATGGTGCAGCAACTAATTCAGAGAGAATAAGGGCTCTTGAGTACTGTCACAGATTAGGAATTAGAACGTTTGCAAGTATTGAGCCGGTAATTGATTTTAATCTATCATGCCAAATGATAGCAAAAACTATTGGAAATTGTGATATATATAAAATCGGACTCCAATCGGGGGTAAGCAAAGGGACGTATACGCGAGTAAGTGTATGTTCTTTTGTTGATAGAGTATGTTCTATAGTAATGGCTCATGCTGAAGCAAAAGTAAAAATCTATTGGAAAGAGTCTATCAGAAAGTTTCTTCCAGAAGACTACGCTTGCCTCAAACTGGGTTTCTGTGTAGGCTCAAAGTTTAATATATTCAAGGGAAAATAATTATGTTATATGTTATCTGTTTTATAGCTGGTGTAATTACGGCAGTTGTACTCGAGGTGTTATTTGTTGTAGGTTTTTTTACAAAGAATAAAAAATAGCAATAAGGAGGTTATAATATGAAGGTGTTGTCTGTAAAACAGCCATGGGCAGCGTTACTCGTAAATGGCATTAAAGATATTGAGAATAGGACACGTAGAACAACTTTCCGTGGACGCATTCTGATTCACGCAAGCAAAGCTCAAAAGTCGGGATTTATTGCAGATTTCCTGACAGAAGAGCAGGCAAAAGCCGTTTGTGAAGCTAAAATTGAGGATTCTGATTTCGGAAAATCTTTAGTACGCGGCATGATAATAGGCTCGATAGAGATATATGATTGTGTAAAAAATGATAGCTCTATATGGGCTGAAAAGAATGTTTGGAACTGGAAAGTCCGTAAACCAATTCTATTTAAGAAGCCTATTCCTGCAAAAGGTAAACTGGGGTTATGGAATTTCGAAAAGGAAATAGACGAAAATAATCAATGAACTTAAAAACTTTAATTTATGAAACTATTATTTTATGATTTAGAAACCACTGGGCTTGATAAGGATAAACATGGCGTTTATCAAATGTCTGGACGAATTGTTGTAGATGGCTCTATCGTTGAAACCTTTGACTTTAAAGTCGCACCACACAATGGGGCGGAGTATGACGACGAGGCTCTGAACGTGGGACACGTATCTCGTGAGGAAATCAGTAACTATCCTCCAATGGAAGAGGTATTCCCTCAGTTTATAGATATGCTGAATAAGTATGTAAATAAATACGACAAGAAAGATAAATTTTTCCTTGTAGGATACAATAACAGGCATTTTGATGATCAATTCTTAAGGAGTTTCTTTGAAAGGAATGGTTCCAAATACTTCGGTTCTTATTTTTGGTCCAATTCATTTGATTGCTTAGTTCTTGCGACCCCATTCCTTGCAAGCAAGAGGTATCTTATGGTAGACTTCAAACAGGCTACAGTAGCAAAAGAACTTGGAGTAAAGGTAGACGACGTAAAACTTCATGACGCAAGTTATGATATAGAGCTTTGTGCAAAGATATATGACAGAGTTTGTGGAAAATATTAAATTTTAAACTTTAGCAAATATGGAATTAACATTTAATCAGAAAATGAAGTTTTCTCTACTGACAAGTACGGGAAGCGTGGAAAAAGCAAAGGAAGCATTTGATTTCGTAATGGAATACAAAGAGAGCTTTTGTAGAGAGTGTGAAAAGAAAGCAGATGATAATCCTGAAGAAGTTGATGGAAACGAAAAAGCAGACAAGGTTATGCTTGTTTATGCGGACGAACATGCAGAGGAATTTACTGGAAGCAATCCGAAGAAAAATATAGCAAAGATTGGGGTTATTTTTCAGGGACATAGATTCGCCATTGCTTTGAGAGATTTACCAAAACAATATTCTCTTGTCAGTGATAGTGATAAATGCGAAGCTGAGAGCCCTCTATATAAGGGCGAAATTGATTCTATTTTCGACTGGGATGTAGAATCTCACACGAAACACATCGTAGAAGCTGGTACTGACATTCCTCTCAATGAGGGGGAGTTTATTCCCACAGCTGCTATGTTGGTTGCAATGTATCGTATGAGAGAGAAGCTCAATGAGGCCTTAGTCTTTGCAGGAGGAGATCCTTTTAAGACAGATGACTATTACTGGTCATGTAGCGAGTATAGTCAGCATATCAGTTGGATTTTGTACTTTGGTAGTGGCTACTTGTACTACTGCGACAAGTGCAACAGTAACTATGTACGTCCTTGCACAGCATTTAATCTTTAATCTTTTTAACTTAAAAGTGGCGCTGTCTCGGAGCGCCACTTATATTAAAGTATATTATTTGATTTATTATGGAGAAAATATGTACGACAAAGAAACAAGGGGAAGAATTACTAAAACTCGGAATAGAAAGAAAGACCGCAGACATGTATTGGCCACTTGGATTCCCTTTCCCTGAAGTCTGTGACGAGGGAGATAAGGAACAGGCGGACTATCCAGCATGGACACTTGGGGCACTATTACAATTAATGCCTTCGTCAGGAACATTGTTTATCTCAAGGTACAAAGGTGGTTCCGTAGAATTTTGTGTAACAAGAGGAAGCCAAACTTATAATTATGAATGTAAGGAAAAGAATCTTTTTGATAGTGTTTTTAAGTTGGTTATACTCTTGCGTTCAGATAATTTTATCTCACACGTATAAAATATAAGTTTATGGACGAACTAAAGATATTTATCAATGGTTTAATACTTGCAATAAACTGCTCTGCAGTGGCTATAATCTGTTTAGCCCTATCCAGGTGGTTAAAAAGAATGGATCTTAGGTCATTGGCTATGTATGAGTCTTTCGGAGAGCTAAATGAAGCAATAACAAGGTGTAATCTCAATGCTATTGGTATTCATATCGAACATCTAAGGCTACAGCTTCACTTGCTTGGGCAGAAAGAAGAATATGAGGCTATGGGAAAGATAAAAAAAGAACTTGACAGAAGCTTAGAAATATATAACAGGCTGGAAAGTCAATTAAAAGAAATGATGAATGAAACAAAATAATTCAGCAAAGAAATACCTCGATAAAGTATTAGGTTCTGCACTATACTTCAAAGAAGGAAAATTCCCTAATATGCCTTTGTATCAAGAAGAAGATATTGGGTCCGCTTTCAACGCAGGGCGTGAGAGCGTGACTGAGAGTTTGCCTAAATTGAAATGGCGAAGAGTTCACAAAGATGGGCCATACCTTGCCGTAACAGTTTTTAACTGGTTCTACAGGATAGAATTTGTTTATAACGAATTTCATTTATTCTGTAATGGCTATTTTATCAGTTGTTATATCTCGCTTTCAGATGCCAAGCAGGCAGCTAACGAACACTATAAGAAACAAATTAAACAAGCATTGGGGTTATGAAATGCCATTACGAAAAGATTAAAGGTGTCGGCAAAGTTCTTATCCCTGGTTGTATGGCAGTAGCTATAAGTCACGACATTGAACACTGTACATGTCATAGCACGACCTATGAGAGTTTTGAGCGTGACCGCTACAATGTAGAGGTTAAACGCTTGAAAGGTATCATTACCGAACTCGAAGAAGAGAATGAGTATTACAGAAAATTATTAGAACGAAACGAGATAAAGTTATGAGCAAACTAATTCCACGCAAGATTAAAAAGGCTTGCAAAGCATACAGAAATTATGTGCCTCTTAAAACAAAGTGGTTGCGATATGTACACACACAAGTTTTAGGTCGAATAGATGTGTATCAACCATATATGAAAGACTATGAAACTTCATTCTCTACTAAGTACGGGGAATTATTAAGCGAATATATTGACTATGGAACAATTTACTGACTATTTCCCATTTATCATTCGACCGAATGTTGCAGACGAGTATTTGCACAGAGTTGTATGTGCGCCTAAAAAGAATCGTAGTGGCTCAACGCCATACGCCAACAAAAGGAAGAGAAAGCGAAAGAATAAACCTAAAAGAAGATAATTATGGAACGATATTATTTTACATTCCCTTTTCGGGACGTTCAACATCACTGCTGTTATCACGTTGAAGAAGCCGAAACTTACGGCGAGGCTCGTGATAAAATGGTAGAAAAGTTTGGAACGGGTTGGGCTTTCCAATATGACGAAAGTCAGTGGAAAATACCTAAGGAGCAATACGAAAGATTCTACAAGCATGACCCGATGATGCCTAATTGGTTCGAGGGTATAACACAGGCTGATTTATTTAGATTAAAAGAAATTTAGTATGGGAAATAGAATAGTGCAATTAAGCGAGAATGAGTATGATCGACTTCAAAAGAAAGCCGAATTGAACGATACGAAAATACGTGATTTAGCAGAGAAATATTACCAAGAACGAGGTGTCTTTCGAGTTGATATTAGAGTAGGACTTAAAGATAAATACAACGGAGACACTATTTACTACACTGATGTTTTCTCATGTGAGAACGGCTTGTATAAGAATGACGGATTTAAGGCCATCATCACAGAGAAAGGGCGTAGGAAAATAGAAAGGATATTGTTTGATGCCTGCACGAAAGCCTTTGAGAATCATTTTGGTGATGCAATTAAATTCAAAAATAGCTATGCTGAAGCATTGGAGAGGTTTTCTATAGTAAGATGGATTGCATACACAATAGCGTTCAGTGGCTGGGGTGTTGCTGCAGCATTGATAATAAACAGTATATTCAAATAATGAGAAAATTGTAAACTCATGGAACTGATAGACGTAGTAGATAAATTAGTTGGCAGAATAGAGCCTATAGGCGATACTTCCGTTGACGAAGAACGCTTTGAGAATCTGAAAGCGTATTGTGAGTTGATAAATGAAATGGTAAAGCGAGTGGACGATGTAGTTTGCAATAACTTGGGTAGTTGTCTTGCTTCCGTGAAGAGATCCAATGATTACATCAGCGACTTTCTTACCAATACTTTGGGAATAGAAGAATAGCATGGAAATAACAAAACAGCAGGCAATAGCCGTGTTGATTTTCAGTGTTGCAGCTTTGGATTGCAAGATGATTAAATGTTATTATTAACTTTCCCGTTTCTTGTTGTTTACATGGCGTTTGCTTTTGTAAATTGGGATATAACTTGGGTGATGCAAGGTGTTTTTTCATCTTAATTCTTGTGCCATTCAATCTTACTTATTTAATTAATTTGTTTTGAGAACCAAGATAATCTTTGAAGATTAAAACAGTATGGTATCAACATCAGACATTCAAAATGGTCAGTATTATTGGGAAACAAAATACTCTCATGCTAATAATACAGAATCTGCAGACGATTTTGTTTTAAATGAGTTGCCAGAAAACGTAGATGTTTATTTCCAAGATGAAAATTATTTGGAATTTATTTTCGAAGATGGTAAGTATTATTCTGCAACTATATTTGGTAATGGAGACTTTACCCACCATCAAGCTGAGTTTGAATTTATAAAATAAATAATCAATGAACGGAATAACGATAAACGATAAGCAATACATCTTCATTGAAACAAGCGAGGATGTCGATTGCGACAAGTGCGATTTGAACGATGAAGACGTATGTCAGAGCAGTGTTATCTGCAGGCATTTCAACAATTTGCTGCATGGAAGTGAAGGGTATGGAGTATTTAAGGAACTAAAAGAAGAAAAGTAACATGAACAGAGAAATATTATTTAGAGCAAAATGTTCTGGCGTTTGGCGTTATGGTTATTACGTACATTTTGACAAAACCCCAACAGATTCATTGTTTAATGAAAGATACAATGATTTTATTATAACTAATGGTGAAAAATGTGCACATTATTATCCAATTACAGACATTTCATCTATCGGACAGTACACAGGATTAACCGATAAGAATGGAAACAAAATATTTGAAGGTGATATACTTGAGTACTATGAATTAGAAACTTATTGTATTAACCCTGACTGTGATGGACATCTACGTGGTTACGGAAGTAGTTTGCGTCAAAAGGATGGTGTTGTTAAATTCCATAATGGCGAGTTTGCAGTGGACGATGGTAACGCATATC